GATTAGCATGTATTTACGAACATCCAAATAGGAAAAGGCGGTGGAAGTGGCGGAGGAAAGCCAGATAAGTCCACCGTAAGCCACGGCAATGAGGCCAGTGGAGCACAGACCATACATGCCTCCGAGCGGCGGTGGACAGCCCTATCCTGCCTCAAGGGACATGACCACCCCTTTTCCCTTTGGATTCCTTCTTGCTATGTTATGGGATATAAAGCCAAGGGGAAATGGGAAGCCTTGGGCGATGGAGCCTGCCGTAGAAGATACGGACGGCCGGAGCGTGAGCGACCGCACAAGACCTCACTTTTTCTTCTTTGGCTTATGCTCCACCCGATCCCCCTACCGGGGCACCGGCTTCCGGTATAGGATACGGCTTCTACCATGTTTAGCCTGCGGTATGCTACCTGACGGCACCATACCTTGGCGGTAAAAAGCAATGTTTTATTAAATAGAGACTTTAAGTGGAGTACACAGGAACTCGACGTCAGGAGAGGTTCTGTGTACGGATAGAGATATTAGAAAGTAGTATATGTTTATAGAGTTAATTATATTTAATAAATATACCTATTAACGCGCGCGTAACAAGTAGGTTGAGAAAAAACCATCGTTCACGCTCACAGCGTTTTACGGACATTACCTACCCTCCTTAAACAACAAATGGGCGACCTTCACAGGCTACCCATCCATCCGAATAACTTGTTTCGTATTGATGAAACTTGTATATTCGCAGCAAAAAAAAAAATCTCATGGAGACAAAAATAGCACTTTTACAGAAAATAAAATCAAATTTCGATAAGATTCTTACCGAAGCATATATCCCAAAAGATATACAAGCAAAAAAAGATGAGCTTGGATGCCTAAGGCTTCCGGCAGGATCACTTGTCTGCCCAGTAGATTACAAACCTGTAACTAATAAGGACGGGAAGAAGGTTACGGCCGTAAAATACTCGAACAAGAAAGATAATATAAGAGGTTCCGGCATGGTTATAGAAAAGAAGTGTAAGCAGGTAGTAGCCTATCTTACTATCGTAAACGTCCAGAAACATGTATTTCTAAGAAATAGGATGAGAGATGGTTACCGTGACCGTATCGAGATCAATACCGATGATTTTATAGATATCCTATCCGATGGCATAGCTTATTTCTGCTACAAACATGTTATAGAGAACTGCCATGAGGATATAGACTATCAGCTAAAGACGCTTAAGGCCTATGCCGAGGGCGAGATAAGAATAGCTTTATCTGATATCATGATCTACTCGTATAAGGCTAAGAAGAATGAGGATACGAAAGAAATATTCGTAGGTAAGAAAAGATCCGTATACAAATGTCTGAATAAGAATTTAAGCTCAGACGAAAGACGGAATATGGCTAACAAAAGCCGGAAACTTGATCGGGTAAGAATCCTTTCCAAGATAATATTCAGGGCCAGAACCAGAAACGTACATCATATATACAAAGTAACTAAAAGAAAGACAGTTAAGTTCAATGTAGCATACCTTCTTAATGAGTTAAATAAGAAGCTCATAGGCATAGGTATGCGTGAAATATCTCAATCCACTATATACAGATACATAAGCATGTTCTTAGACATGTGTAAGAAGAATATATCCGATTTGTATGACGAGGTAAAAAAATACAATGGAATAGCGAATACCAAAGACAGAAAGAACGTAACTATCGGATGCTTAAGACTATTATACAAGGGGAAATATATGCATATCCTTATATCGACAGAATACATAAAAGATGTATTTTTAGGAGAAAAATCTTATGAGATGAGTAAAGCTGGATGATTTGAGTATCAGATATAAAATTTAATATTTACATATTATTCACATTTATTTTTAATAGTTAATTATAACTATTCGTATCTTTGTACCATAAATTTAAAAGATATGGTAAAAGAGGATTTTAGAAATGAAAACGACCTCCTTCGTCATATTATGACGGTGGATAAAAACGTAGAGCAGGGTCGTGCCTTGAAGAAGATTTTCACCACTAGGGAGAATCTGTTTATTACCGGTAGAGCTGGTAGTGGTAAAAGTACGTTCATGAGACGTATCGTAAAGTTCTTGGGTAAATGTGTTATTGTAGCTCCTACTGGCGTGGCTGCATTGAACGCAGGAGGGCAGACCATCCATTCGTTTTTCTCTATAAAGAACGATCCTTATATTCCTTCTATCGAGAGAGGTATGTTGTCTAATAAGGTGGATGTAAGTCCGTTTATGAAGAAGAAGATCAAGAATCTTGATACTATCGTTATCGACGAGATCAGTATGGTAAGACCTGATTTGCTTGATGAGGTGGCTGACGTACTTAGACAATGCAGGCGTAGCAAGGAACCTTTTGGTGGAGTTAGGTTGATTATGTTTGGAGATCTATCACAACTACCGCCTGTGGTGACGGCGGATGATTTTATCGACAAATATTATGAGAGCCGGTTCTTTTTCTCATCAAAGGCATTAAGAGCGTCAGGATTCTCGGTCATTACCTTCGAGAACGTATTCCGTCAAAAAGATCCTCAGCTTCTTTCCGTACTTGAGGATATAAGATGTGGGGTTATTACCGACGAGTCAAGACAGATATTGGATAGTAGGGTCAAGTATCCAGATAATATGGATAATACTATAATTATATGCTCAACTAACAAAGAAGCTTATGAGATAAATAAGACTAATCTTGATAAGATCAATAATAAGGTATTTAAGTTCGATGCTACTGTATTCGGGGAGAAGCCTGTAGCGCCTTGCGAGGATGAGCTTATAGTAAAGGTAGGGGCTAAGGTCATAATAACCAGAAACGGCAACGGGTATGTCAATGGCTCGATGGGTATCATAACCAGCATAGATACTGTTGATGAGACGATATATGTTCATCTAGATAACGATACTGAGGTGGAGATAACCAAAGAGAAGTGGGAGAAGATGAAGTATAAGCAGGTAGATGATTCCCTTGAAGGCATTTCTTGCGGCTATATAATACAATATCCATTGAGGTTAGGATACGCTATAACCGTTCATAAATCTCAGGGAATGACTTTAGATAATATATTCGTAGACATCAGCAGAGCCTTCGAAATAGGACAGATATATACCGCTCTTTCAAGATGTAGGTCTATAGACGGGCTTTATCTGAAATCAGTGCCTAAGGAAGATATGGTACTGCTAAGCGATAAGATATCTGACTTTATAGAGAAGGTGGATGAGAATGAGGGTATTTTGAATCCAGAAAAGATATCTGATATCGGTAAGGATATGATCAAGAAACAACAGGATTTGTTTAATTTCGATGAATACGGATTATAATGGCTAAGAAAGAACTTTTTTCAGACGTAGATGAGTTAGTATCATCTTTAAATAAAGAGCTTGGAGAAGGCTCGATAATGAACTTCGGCGATGATAAGCCTATAATATCCATACCAAGGGAAAGCACTGGTTCTCTGGTGGTGGACAAGGCCCTCGGCGGCGGATGGGCGGTAGGTCGGATTCATGAGCTGGTCGGGATGGAGTCTTGTGGCAAGACCATGATGTGTACGTTAAGTATGATCGAGTTCCAGAAAAAACATCCAGATAAGCTGGTAGCTATAATAGACGTGGAGAATGCTTTCGATATTGAGTACGCTAGGAAAATGGGGTTGGATATAAACCGATTTTTGATCTCCCAGCCAAGCTACGGGGAGTTGGCTATTGACATCACGGCCAAGCTGGTGGAGTCCGGCAGGGTAGGATTTATTGTCGTGGATTCCGTGGCAAATCTAGTCCCGAAGAAGGAGATCGAGGGTGATATGGAGGATAGTAACATGGGATTGCAAGCTCGATTGATGTCAAAGGCTATGAGAGTTCTTACAGGGATCGTAAACAAAAGCGACTGTGTTCTGGTATTCATCAACCAATATCGGGAGAAGATCGGTGTTATATACGGCGATCCTAAGGTAACGACCGGAGGTAACGCCCTTAAGTTCTATGCATCTATCCGTATGGAGATGGCGAGAAAGAAGGTTATAGTAGGCGAGGACGGATCTTCAGTAGGTCATGAGGTTAGGATAAAGGTGCTGAAGAATAAGACAGCCGTACCGTTCCAGATAGCTGAGACGGCCTTGTATTATGGAGTTGGGTTCGACAAGGAACTTGAACTTTTGAAGTTATGCGAGGAAACTGGTATCTTTATCCGTAAAGGATCATGGTACTGGTACGGGGATGTTCGTGTAGGGAACGGAGTCGATAATACGTTAAGTATCATGAGAGATAATCAAGAATTGTGTCAAGAGTTAAGAACTAAATTGAATTTGTAATCATGGCAATAGGAGTAAAATTTGTAGACGTAATACCATCCAGTGTAGAAAACGCTGTCGAGGTTAAGAAAGAGGATGTAAAGAACTATCTGTTCGTAGGTATTCCCATGAGTGAGTTTATCGGAAAGAGATATGAGTATGAGGGATTCATATACATGTGCCTACAGGGTGTTACCGGTGGTACGGAACTTGGCGGCGATATAGCCATAGCCGTATTAAGACCAGTTCGGCCAGCGACAGGGCAGGCTTCTTATCATTTGGTGTCGTATACACCTCTTACGTATACGAGATCTGATGTAGCGATATTACTTAGAAATGGCGATTTTAAGGTTGTTAAACGAGACGATTGTAATCTTATCTAATATGGGAACATATATCTCGATAAAATCAACGGTAAACGCATTCAGGTACGGTATTGATCCTATACCTGAATGGTTCGATAAGATATCTAACAAGACTGATGAGGTTGATGTTATGGTTGAAGGGAATAAGGTAAAGGCATTGGATATAAGGCTAGAAAATGGCATTCTACGGGCTTTTTACGGTTATTATATAGGTATGTATCCGGATAACTCAATACAGGTGTTTAGACCGGAGGATTTCCATTCATTATATACGTTGAAGTTATGAATATATCAATAGGTATAGATCCGGGTATAGACACCGGAGGATTGTCCATGATCCCGGAGAACGGGGATATTAAGGTAATTATGACTCCAAGGATATCGGTTAAGGGGGATATAGATCTTAGGGCTATATCAAGCTTCTTCCTCGATGCCGCTGACAAGATCCAAGAAAAGGGAGGCGGGACGCTGGCGATCGCCGTCGAGGACGTCCATAGCATCCACAACAGCTCGGCAGCCAGCAACTTCACCTTTGGCGGGAGACGCCGGGAACCGAACGCCCTATTCGCTATGATGGTGGAGATGATGGAGCGATACGGATCTCACCCGGATGTTAGGTTCATGTTCGAGGAGGTGCAACCAAAGACCTGGCAGAAGGAACTTCATACGACAGCCGATCGGGTGTATACGGCGGCGAAGTTAGACACGAAGGCTACCTCCATCCGATGTGCCATGCGCCTTTTCCCTTTGGTCTCTTTCGTGAAACCATGGTCAGGAAAAGGAGTACAACCTACTAAGATACAAGACGGAATGTGTGACGCCACGCTTATAGCCGAGTATATTAGACGTAAGTTTAAACTATTTTAATACTATTAAGTATTTATTGTATTTGTATTAATATAATTATGATTATATTTGCGATGTAATAAAAAGTTGTTCGTTATGCTTATAAGATGCTTGTCGAAGTCATTAAATGAGAAGTTGGGCAAATTGGAGACGGTGGTTAAGAACGCCGGTTCCAACTCCCTTTATAAGGATCTTAAGATAGATGTTGTCAATAATCTGGCTTATATCACTTCCGTAAATGCCAAGGTATGTGTTATAGAGAGGCTGGAAGTGGAGTCTGATTCTAACTTCTCTTTCTTGGTAGAGGCAAGCTCTTTTATCAGGTTTATAAAAAAGCAGAAGAATGGCGAGATTAAGATCACGCTTTCTGATAAGAAGGACAGTATTACCATATACTACGCCTCTGGCGAGTATAGTTGTCCGGCGTTTGACGTAAATACCTTCCCTATGGTATATAATATTCCTGATGGAGGTATTAATGTTAAGATGAATGATTATGTATCGATACTTAACAATGCCAGTAATTATACGGAGATCAATGAGCTTTATCCTTGCATTGAAAATGTTGTTATAGATATTGATGATATTAATATTAATATAGTAAGTACTGACAGGAATACTATTTACAGGTATTTTGTTCCTAATCAGGATAAGGTAGAGAAGGTATTTATCCCGGTATCAAACGCCTCCTCTATATTACTTGATAAGCATATAAATAAGTCATTAGATACGTTGTCTATCAAAGTAGATGATACTAGGACTTACTTCTCTACCCCTGATATGGATATGTATGAGATTCACTTTGACGGTAATTATCCTAACTGGAGGTTCGTGGACGAGCATTTTGTCAAAACAAGTACCTATGTCTTTGATAAGGATCTACTCGTCCATGCCCTCCAGAATAATATCAAGATAAATGAATTTGATCATTGTAAATTGATATTTACGGAAAAAGGATGCGGTATTATGTCAGAGAACCCTATGTCTGGAAGATCTTGTAAGGAAAGGCTTACGGCTTTATCGCATAACGGTAATGATATTATATGCGATGTGCTATGTGGTAGGTATCTTGGTATAGTTAAAAGCATATCATGTAATAGGGTCGTTATCGAACATGATCATAAATCTCATTTCAACAAGATTTATGGGGAGGATAATAAGAACGAATATTTCTTGTCATCATCAATTATTGTTTAATTTTTAAATATATATAATATGGGAGTTCGTGAAAATTCATCAGGTGGTAATAACCATTACTTTAAAGTAAGTGGTAGCGGATTATTATATCAGTCATCAAGAGAACCAAAGGAAGGTTTCGAGGAGCATATAAACGAGAAGACCGGAGCCGTTTCTTATTGGAGGGTGTTCTGGAACGGTATCGAAGGTTATTTGTCTGATATTAGCGTAAGAGAAGTGGAGTTCAATGGAATAAACGCCAAATACTTATCCATAAAGATAAGTGATGAGGATGGTAATTACTTTATAAACGTTCCTTTGGTGACTCAAAAAGGAGGTATTAATAATTACGTGAAGTCACTGGTAAGGTACTTGCCTAATATCGACCTGAAACGTAAGGTAGTGATCAATCCTGCTCATGCTAAGAAAGGGGATCAATATGCTCCCGGTAATTTCTTTATCTCATACGCAAGGGAGACCCCTGACGGTAAGGACGAGCTTATCCAGCAATATTATAAGAATGGGCAGAATGGATGGCCTGACAGGGTTGAGAGTACTGATATAATGGGGAATAAGAAGTTTGATTATACGACCCAAGACGCTTTCGCTTATCAGGTACTTAATAAATATATCCAAAGTATTAAGACAGATGGTGTGAAACCTACTCAGTCGGCAAGCCAAAACAACGCTGGTGAGGCTATAACGCAAACGCCCCCACCGTCATACGCTACGCAGGCTCCGCAGCAGACGCCTCCTCCATCATACCAGCAGGCTCCGCCTCAGACAGCCCAAGCGCCTTCTTTTGGAGGTCAGCAGCCGCCACAATATCCTCCTTTTGGAGACGACAGTGACCTACCTTTCTAATTAACTAATTGAAAATGAGTAATTTAATGGAAAGCAATTTTAATATATCTACTAAAGTGAACCGTGTCTCGATGCCTACCCAAAATAAGGTAGATACGGTTATGAAGAACTTAGGGCATCGACCTTGTGTAGCGTATTCCGAGGAAAAGAATATGTATTATAAGGACGGAGAATGGGTAGCGTCAGATCTTGACGCTACTATCTTACCTCTTAGGGAGATGTTCGAAAAGACATCTGATTTGAAGTTAGGATTGAAGATCGTGTATTTAATAATCAAATTATAATATGGCCACAATTGAAGATATCAAAAAACTTCTGGAGAGTAAGTCATTTACATCAGCCAGAGACCTTGATGAGCTTGAGGAGAAGCCGGATGATAAACAAAACGAGGTTAGATTGAATTGCGAACCTATGGTAGGGATGGTGGAGAAAGAGGGAAAGATCTTCCTTAACTCCGTAAGATTCTCGAAAGCATGGAACTCGTTGGGTAAGGATATTCCTATCAAGCAGGGTAATGCCTTCCCATTAGGGCAGGGTGATGTCCTTGATATAGACACAGGGGTGTGGGCATCGTTCCCGGATAATACCATAGGGGTGTTGATGATGCTGCCGTCGTTTACCGGCGATACGGGACTTACTTTGGTGGGATCACCGTTCGTCTCGTCTAATAACGGGAATATCATGATCAGGGTCACTAATGTCCGTAAGGATATGGCTATAGTCGAGAAAGATAAACATATAGCTGAGTTAATTATAGTCGGTAAGATAAATGCCGATATTCGTAAAACTTATAACAGTGATAAAAATGTTCGGATTGAAGATAGTAAAGAGTAGTTATATAAATACTCTAAATCAGGATCTTGATGAGGCTATTAGCTATTCAAGTAGATTAAAAAGAAATTATGAGGATGCTAGTAAGAAGATAACGGAATTGGAAGAGAAAATAAAGTATCTTGATACGCTTGTCGATTCTCTTGATATGGATATAGATTCCAAGGATTCTCATATAGTTAAGATGGGGAATGAGCTTAGTAAATCAAGAGAGCTATATAATGAGTCGGTAAAAGAGAAAGAAACTCTTAAACGGGCTTATATGGATATCGAGAAGAAACATAAACTATCATCTAAATTACTCGATGAGGCTAGAAGAAGATATAAGGAACTTGAGGACCAGAATAAAATCATGTCAGATCGTATCAAATATCTTGAGGCAGAGATTTTAGACATCGATGTTCCTGATGAGGTTGTTGTTGATGAGGATAAGATGGATCCTAATTCAGGTCATATTGATATACCTGAAAATAACGCCCCTGAGGTCGCTGATGCTGGTATTGACGTAAATGTCGAGAATAAGGCGGAGGATAAGAAGAAATCTAAGAAACGTAAAAAATCTAAGAAAAGTGAATAAGATCTTGTTTTTCTTGTTAACGTTATTTACCTTAGCGGTTGTCGGATGCAGTACGTCAAGAACCTACTATACGGAATATGATACTACTGATATATCTTATGTGGTGGATTCCATAGTGTCTTCCGGGACCGTGATGGGCCAATGGAAGGAGTGGCGGTTTACGCTGGACGACGGCCGGGTCGATAACTTTGGCTTCACCGCCCTGTACGACGCCAAGGGAAAGGCTAGAGGGTCTATACAGGTAAGGCAAAGATCCGATACGTTTAATATCAAGATAATTGATTACCATAAAAAGGATAAAAAATGAGTTACGGGTTAGGATATATACCATCCCCTGTGGATGACAGAGACGCTATCATGAATATGCAGCATGAGGCTGTCCCTGATGAGTATAAGGTCAACAACGTTGATAGCGTAGTGGATCAAGGATCTTCTCCTATTTGCGCTGCGGTAAGCTTAGCTGAGATACTTAACTGGAGAAAGAGTATAAGGGCTATTAAAAGACCGGCTAAGATCTCTCCCTACGATATATATGATCTGAGAGAGGATAAGGATCAAGACGGGATGGTTCTTCGTGACGCTATCAAGTCTATCAAGAACGTAGGCGTAGATGGGGAGAAAATAAACAGTTACGCTAGGATCATAGACCCAGTATCGGCTAAGGTAGCTTTGATGCTGAATGGGCCTCTGGTTATAGGTCTGTATTGCTATAATTATGGTAATCGATTCTGGCAAGGCCAAGGACAGAACTTGGGAGGTCATGCCGTTATCCTCACCGGCTGGGACAAGGCCGGCTTCGTCCTACAGAACAGTTGGGGGACGGGATGGGGTAGGTCTGGTGTAGAGACATTCCCGTTCGAGGATTGGTGCTATATGCTAGAATGTTGGACAATAGTTTCATAAAGTTACTATATAAACTCCGAGAAATTCCTATCCACATCCTCTTGTGAAAGCCGATGTGGTGTATTTAGGACCCGTAGATCAATTGGTTGGATCATCTGGCTCATAACCAGCAGGTTGTCGGTTCAAGTCCGGCCGGGTCCACAGTTGGATTAATAATGTTTGTCATTAGGTTTAGAGTTTAGATTTATGTAGTGTCCTTGTCTGGGAGGATCAGGACGCTTAAAGGGGAGTTAATTTAACGGATAGAATTTACGATTCCTAATCGTAGCGTGGATAAGGGTTCGATTCCCCCACTCCCCACATGGTGTTTTCTTAAACATATTCCCGTAGGTCGGTAATTAACGATAACCGGTAGACAGCCTACGGGAATTAATAAAATCTTACGTGCTTAAGATCGCTTTCAGTTCTATTTTTCGTGTGTAATCTATAGGAGGGTAGCACGACCCTCCTATTTATAATAACTATTTGGGATGGACATTAATCAAATAAAAACGTATCTACCATCAGGATGGGATGTGGTTGATCTAATAGATCACGGCATAATCGATCTTGATATCATGAACGGGAAGATGATTGGTGAGTATGTGGCTGTGTTGATGATAAAGTCTTATGATAAGATTACTGAATCACATAACTTAACTACTTTCTCGTTCCATGATAAGGATATGGGTGGATTACGGAGATTGGTATCGAACGCTATAATGGCGGTTGGGTTAAGGAATAATCCTATGACAGGAGATGGGAACACGGCAATCAAATAAAGGTGCTGAATACACTGAAAGAGGGATATTGGATATCCTTAACAGACGGTTCTTGGTATCTCCTAGATGGATTATAAACAACTTGTATGTCTATAACTGGGAGTCCGATTATCTGGCTATAACCAGATCCATGTACGCTTATGAGGTTGAGGTGAAGATCTCGTCGGCTGACTATAACAAGGATTTCGAGAAGGAGGGCAAGCACCAAGTAATGCAAGGCTGGTTCGAGGCTCGGAAGCAAGCCCTATACGAGACCGGGGACTGGGTCAGGTACGGCCGGCCCAACTACTTCTACTACTGCGTGCCGGATGGGTTGGTTGATCCTAAGGACATACCTCCGTACGCAGGACTCGCTTATGTTTGTGGCAGGAATTTGAGAAAGATCAAGGACGCACCTATCCTGCATCGTGATAAATTTGACCCAGAAGCTTATAAGATGGCAGACAAATTCTACTACAATTGGTGGAACGAGAGACGTAAAGCCAGACAGATAGAAGGGAAGGATATGAAAGATGAGTTCAGGAAGAGCATGAAAAAGGTGAAGGAGAAGATAACCGTCGATGCCAAGATCAAGGCGATGGAGGCGTTCTGGAGCGTCTGCGATTACGCCTACTGGCCGTACGGGGGAAGAGGGGTGCCCGGAATGAGACCCAACTGTTCCGCTTGTGGCGAGGAATGTAAATTACAATGTCCGAAAGGAAAGGAATTTAAAAACAAGATACGATGAGTAAGATTAAAAATGTATTGGCAAGAGCCATTTCATTGGCGTCAGAACAACCAATGAGTTATAATGAGGTAGAATCATTACTTGAAGATATAGATACTTGTAAGGTCAAGATATGGCTGGAAAAAGGGGCTAAGCTGCCTGAATACGCTCATAAAGAAGACGCTTGCATGGATTTGTTCGTTAAGGATATAGAACTTGACGGAGACAGGATTATATATCATACTGGCGTACATGTAGAATTGCCAGAGGATTATGAGATGGAAATCCGTCCACGTAGTGGTTTTACTAATAGCGAGCTAATTATGCAAAACGCCCCTGCTACCATTGATGAAGGATATAGTGGGGAAATTATGATAGTTCACAGAAAAATGGATAGGAATAGTCCTTATTATTGTAATGTAGGTGGTAAGGTAGCACAACTTCTTATTCGTAGACGGGAACGTATCATATGGGAAGAAGTAGAGTCATTAGAGGATCTTGGAAAATCTGATAGAGGGGATAATGGGTTTGGTAGTACAGATAAGATAAATAAGGATGGCTCCATGACCGGCGAATATCGGTTAGGAAACCACCGCGGTAATGAATGATATGGAAAACAAAAATGCATCAACCACTACTAATGATGGGTTGAAAGAAATTGACAAACAAACAAATCCTGTTATGTATGGATGGAGATGTCCAGTATGCGGAAGGGTGTATTCACCTTTCACGTCTATGTGCGCTTATTGCGGTAATAATAATATGAATCATATTACATGTAAAGTTACTGGATAATTGATATGAGTGGAAGAATTAAAATAAAGCCCAAGGATAAGGATAAGAGACCTAAGATCGATGTATTTAAGGTAATAGAGAACCGGTTCAAGAATATGAACGAGCTTCGGGATCTTATCGACATGGATCCAAGGAAAGGGCTGGTCAGGATCCGGGACGGGGCCGGCTTTAGGGAGGTGGAGCGGGGCGGATGCCTGCACCGGAACTACCTTAACCTGTTGGAGGAAGAGCTGGGCGCTAAATTATCCATAGATCTTATAGAAAGGTATATCAAAAGATAATAATATATTAAATCGTAAAATTATGAATAGATATGTAAAGAAACCAATTGCGATAGAAGCCGTAAAATGGAAAGGCTTTAATAATGATGAGATCAAGGATTTCGCTGGTGATAGCGTTAAAATAGAAGTTATTCGTGAAGGTGATGCGGATAGAGGTATACCTCCTTGTATTGATTGCAGTATAAAAACCCTTGAAGGTGTTATGACAGCCAATGTAGGTGATTATATCATAAAAGGGGTAAATGGAGAGTTTTATCCTTGTAGGTCTGATATATTCGAGAAAACATATTTACATGAAGATGAGATGGGTAATATATCCGACGGGTATCATACATTTAACGAACTATATAAATATCGAATGCTTTACAATGCCGCTTTCTTCAATGAGCTGGCTAAAGGCGATATAAAGGTCTGTAAATCACATAAGCATCATGATGGAGAGGAATGCTTCGGCGGAGGGTGGTTTATCGTAATGGCAGAACTGCCAACTGGACAGATATCCAATCATTATGAGAACCAGTATTGGGAGTTGTTTAATATCCCTGAACTTGATACGGCATGGGAATGGGATGGACATACGCCTAATGAGGCCGCTGATAGAATAGAATCGTATTTGAAGTCAAATTGATATTAATATCTGCCCTAGGAATTACCTAGGGCAGGTTCGTTTTATATACCGAAGTGTCTACCACGATCTGGCTGTCCATATCCTCAATCAACTCAATGATCTCATCCCTTATATCGTAAGAAAGCAAGATCGGGATTATGGTTAACATAAAAGATAGTAGTATCCCGAATCCTATTATGACAATGATATCATTATACCCTACATCTAATATCGGCATGACAAACATCAACCCTGACGTGAATATCATTACGAACAACGTGGATATCTCATTTATCACATTCCTTTCCATTACGTCCTTGATCATATCTCCTCCACTTTAGTATGGTTTATTATCCTGCTGATATGACGGATACTTAACCCCGTCCTGTCCTTTATCCTACCATATACGTAGTTTCTAGACACGACAGTGGCCAAATCACCTAGCTCGTCCAGTATCTCATCATACATCTTATGTATCTCGTTGTTGCGGATAACCGTACTGTCCCTTATATATATCTTCTCAACGTCGTCGTCGCAGAAGAAGATCTTAAGCTTATGAAATATGTCTCTAAACATGATTATAGTTTTGTCCCAAAGATATGAAAATTTGAGGATAAAACCAGAAGGAAGCCAAAAATAACGGGAGGCGGAGGGAGGACGGGGTAGGCCCGGAGGGATGAGGTCTACCCCCTTCCCGTTTGGCCGGTACCGTCATCCATGTGGTGATAATATCGTTATACTATCGTAAAGTCCCCTACACCAGTACGCAACTCATTATCCAGCATATAGGCGTAATAGGCTTGACCGGGCAATTTGTCCTCCACGAACCCTGTCATTATATTGTTAGCTGTATCATAATACTCATATATCTTGCTAGATCTCACTACTGTCGTTCCATATCGATTTATAAGGGATTGTATGTCGGTCACGTTAAGAGACGTAAGAATAAGAACCCTTACCGCATTCTGCCTGTTGTTAGTAACCGTCACGTAAGTAGATGATTGAGATGGAGGAGAAGCCGGAGTAGACCCATAGATATAACCATACCCCATAAGTGTTCGACTTTCCGAATGACCTTCCCATGTGGGGGTGAAGAAGTTCACATATATTTTATATGTAGTATTTATTATCGGAATTATATACGCTCCTTGGATAATTCGATAAAATCCATCGTATCCTGGATATACCTTAATCCCGCTATTGATTAACTCCTTCTTTGACGTGGACACAAAATCCCCAAGCTTGTAATTCATGACTATATCGGTCATCGTTGATTGTACCCTAGCGTTAGTGACAGGAATAGTCTCATATATCTCAGCGTCGAATATGGCGGTATATTTGGCATCGGTAGTAGAACCCTGATAAATAGCCAACGAATCGGTGATTATACCATTCGTATAATTATAGACTTGATCCGGTAGGCTGATACCTACCAAACTTATATTTATATAATTCCTGCTCGTTGAGTACGTGAACTCCGTGATACCCGTGCCAATATATCTCCCCACATATACGCCATCCGCATAAATGTCGCATGATCCTTGGTTGGTGGAGAAGAAATATCTCCTCTCTGTTTTTGGGGATGAAAACCATCTTCTTCTAAACATATTTTACCCCCCCCCCTTCTTTTTCTATGTACTCTATCATTAAACTCATAATCTTATTCATGTTTTTATTTACGCCCTAAATATAATAAAATTATAATTATATCTATTAAATGGGTTTGAGAAGATACCCTATTGGGAGATGGTTGCCTTTTATTGGATATGGGGTGCGGGACGGACCACCTACCCGAAATCACCCCGGCCGGGCTGCCGTTTTTTGGACCAGCCCCCCCCTCATCCACGAAGAACGGGAAACAAGAACGGCAAACGATCTGCGAGCCGAAAAAAAATAATGCTTATTTTGTATTTAACTTGTTGATTATCAATGATATAAACCAATATTTTAATATACATTTACATTTGATTAGTTTTATTATATATAATAGTTGAATTTTTATTGCATAATATTTGTTAGATAATAAAACATGTGCTATATTTGCAATGTGAGATAACAATATTAACAAACAGGCGTACCATATGCCGCTATAAGTCCTAAAGGTATAGGCAAACAGAATGACAAATAAAGAATTAAACAAAGTCCAAAATGAAGTAAAAAAAGCAAGTGAAAAGACGTTAACAGGTGCGGTTAAAGCGTGGTGTCAACTATTTAAATCTGGCAAAGAAATCAACGAAATATTGAAGGATAACGATATTAAAGTAGATAAGGATATCGTACCCGCCTTGGTATCATTAGCTAAAGACAAAGAAGTTGTAATACAACTTTGTAAGGATATACTTCCACGCATTAATAATACCTTTTGCGCCTATAAGGAGATCGAAAGAGTATATTTAGATAAACAGGATCAGGATAAAAACACAAAATTGCCACCTGATAAGGTGGCAGAAATATCGATAACAGGCAAAGAGCATAAACGCTTTGGGTATAACGAGCCTATAGAATATGAGGGGGGAGTATATTATGATGTGTTTAACGGATCAGACAAACGTATTGTAAAGTGCGCCGTACCTATCAAACGATATACATACAATCTCATTGCTAAATGTATTACATACTATTTAACGCACCCAAAAAATAAAAGATAACGATCAGCCCCTATATCATTTATGTATAGGGGCGTTATGGTAGCACACCTATGCGTTCCCGTCGCGCTACTGATTTAGACTAAATAGGTTAGATATTTAACATATTGATATAAACATATTGCTGGTTGTTAGGGTATCGAGAACTTGCAGTAGATAGGCCGCCGCTTAACAATGTGGTTTAGGTACTATTATAGTCTATGATAGTATATTATCTTCAGGTTTATATCAATCCGGTAAGTACACTAGGTAACCTAGTAGGCCGTGTAAAATCACGGGGTAAATTGGTGTATATACGCATGTATAGGGCGTATATCCATACGTTGCTAGAGTAACACGTATGGAGTGCATAACGGAGTTATAACCGTGCTAATGTATCAAAACAATAGCGTTTAAGGTGGCTTAAATACTTATGCGCTATATGTAGTAGAAAAATAACAACCCTTACAAGGGTATTTTGTGCGGTTAAATTGACGGACAAAGTGCGCCTTGTCGGTACGTATCACGGGAAACGTATGTGCGTATTTGGCCGGCTTCGTTGTCGGCAAAGGGACGAAACCAAAGAAAACAGGGGGGGGCGTGCGGGCGTTCGGCTGGTTATATCGATAACGCCGGCCGTGTCGTCCCCGGTCTCCCGTTTCTTATTGGTGCCATTAAAAAAGAATAGATTATGTACAAAAAAAAGTTTGACAATCTGAATAGAAAGCTAGCACTTAAAAAAGAAAAGGCTTTAAAGTCCATCAAAAAAGCCCAAATGGAATTTTACGTTGAACTTACCAAAGAACTATACAATTCTAATAAATTAGATTGTAGCAGGGAATCTGATAAATGTAGGCGGAAACGTGTTAGTTACATGGCAAACAAATTGAGGCAGTAGTCGTTTGTTTTTATTTGATTTTAAAGTTTTGCCCTTTCGTACTATAGTGATATAGGACGAAAGGGCTTTTTTGTGCCTATATTTTACAAAATGATAGAATGTGTATATATTTTGCTTACACATAAAAGTGTTAAGTCGGTAAATTTTAAGCCTTGACCGAAAATACGTAAGTAAAATGCTTTATTATGTATCATTTTGTATATATCTATATCCATGCAGGCGGGTATATTGTGCCCTTATGTATGGTTTTGCGCTTGAATCGATCCTAAAAGGTATATAATAAGCGGTACTTATTGTATATTTTTTATCTATATCTGGGCTTATCTTTCCTTAGAGGTAGCTCTAAGGCTTGATATATATTATATTGTTGATACTCAATTAATTATATTATTTGGGTATTGTTTTTAAATTACGGTTACTTATTGTATATTTTTATGGGTGTATTTATATATTTGGTGCTTACCTTGTTTTGTGGGTATATGGCGTTTGAGCTGGGGCGGTATGTTATAGCTACGGGCGATGTCCTGCCTTTAATCATAGTTGTTTTATTGGCTTTATTATCAATCCATTGCATAAAGCAAATATACAAGGCAATCAAGAGCAAAGACCTCGATATCCTAGACTGAATCAGCGTTCCACGTGGAACAAAGTAGCGGAAAGTCTCAGGTTTTCGTGGTATTTTCGAGGGAGGTCTGAGATTTGCGTGGTGGGACACCAACAAACAAGAAAAAACACCAACAAACAAGGGAAACACCTTTCGAGCAAGGAAAACGCCTTTCAAGCAAGGGGTATCTTCCAATCAAATGTAAAAGTTTACAAGTGGCAGGAGTTCCCCGTCAAGGCAAGGCAGTTGTGAGTGATGGTGGGTATGGTGTTATTGGTGGTGGATATTGTTTATTAGTATGGGGTGATGCGGAGGAAACCAAGGGAAAACGGGGGCGGCGATGGCGTGGGGTAGGTCCCGCTGGTCGTCCGTCCCTGTTTCCCTTTGGCGGTAGTGTAATATTAAAAATCTGATCGTGATATGACGAAAGAGGAGGCGAAAGAAAGGTTCGGTGACAATATAATAAACAAACTATTGTCGCTTGGTGCTGAACCGACAAATGTATGCAGGAATGACGATATTGTGGAATGGTGCAGTGATGGATGCATAAAAGTGGGCGATATTGAAGTATGGGCTTACTATTACTTTTATGAAGGAGAGAATCCTGATTTATGTAATTGGGAGGATCGTATGGAGATAGAGGTAGAGGAATGTTGGATTTAAAATTGACTGATATGAGATTCATGTATTTAACGGAGCTTAGAGGAAAGGATATATGCGTAGGCGACAAAAAGTGCAAGAGGGTAAAAATATATGTAGGCAGGCCGTTGGCGGATACGCCTAAAACCTATAAACAAATAGGTGGATTTGTAGCAAAAGAACTATCCAACGCTTATAACAGCGGTTGTGTTTCCATCTATGAAGCAAAGGATAAAACGCTCAGATATTCGGTTTATCGAGACGGTTGTTTTTATCCTTATTACGGGAAGTTGGAAATAATAGAATAGTGGTATGGGGACGGAAGAAAATGAATGTGAAAGCTCGAATGTTTAAGAATAATAGACAGGTTATGCTATATCTGGATATTAAGGGGACATCGGATTTAGATTGTCCTTATATAGATATTGACACGGGGTGGGTTAACAGGATTTTCAAACATTTCCCGGAAAAAGCGTGGAATAATACTATCATAAACATGAATATATGTGTTGAGTACGGAACTGGTGATATATGGTATTCTAGGGTAAGGACATTTGAGGGAGGCTGTTGTTCGGAATATATTCTTACATCTCGAAAACCTAGGAAGAATAACCGGAGAGAGCTTGTGAATAATCCCGAAGATCAATTATTGGATTTTGATACGGTAAGGGAGACTGTATTTGGGATGAAGAAAGAATTGAGCATTGATGAGAGTGTTAATGTGAAATTCGATTATGAGATTATTTGAGGTGGTTAATGATACCAAGGGGAATGCGGGCGGCTGCGGGGAGGCTGGACAGGCCTTGTCGCCAGCGCCGTCCCTTTTCCCTTGGCAACAATAGAAATAAATATGGACGAAATAGAATTACTAAGATTACAAGATGAAGCGCTATTTTACCTTCGTGATAATATTACAAAGGATGAGGCGTATTATGTCCTTACGACTGACGAGGATATGATAGAGATTCTTATAGCTGATAAGAAGGACGGAAGCAAACGTATCAAGATTCTTGATATGGAATATACTATCGAGAAGGATGATATGTTATTGTTATTCGATACAGATGGGATAATAGACGAATGTCTTTTGGCTGCCAGCTACATAGGGGTAGATATGTATTTTCGCAGGCAAGATGTCAACGCTATTTTGAATAACATCAATAGAGAGAAAGTTATGAAATATCCTTACATAGCTATTCAGTTAGATAATATACAGACTATCGAAAAGCGTAGGGTTATTTTTGAGATAACCGGACATAGGATAGATGATAACAAAGAGAAAATAGATTTTATGTTTGTTTATTTTATGGCTAGAATATTATGAGAGCGAGGAGGACTGTGAAGGAAAGAGATATTGTGAAGATATTGGTATTCGGGTATGATAGGATGCTTATAAAATCCATTAAGGATTCCGGATTCAGAAGTATGTCGGATGTAATATCGTACGCCAATAATATGGTCGGGGATAAGCCCATTGATCATATTAGGGTATCAAATGAGGCTCGTGGATGGTGTGGGTCATATACTAATTATGGTAAAAGAATAGATTAGTTCGATAGTAGGATATGATATGAGAAGGATTATAAAAGAGAAAGACGATATCAAGGTATCTATATTTAGTGGGGATAGATTGGCTCGTGTTTTCATTGATTCTGGGTATAGGAATATAGCTATGGTGATAGCCGATTGCAATAGAATAGCTAATGGTTGTTATCATATACATCATATTGAGGTGGTAAATATGGATAGGGAATGGTATGGCACATATACCGCTGATGGAAAGAAAATTAATTAATATAAATAACATCATGAATAATATCATAGAGAACAATGATGGGGTAAAAAGAAAGGTAAGGGTATATGATTTCGGCGAGAAGGTCGCTGATAGATATACTATTGTATGCGTAAGTGACAGGAATAAAGATTCAAGAGGAATCTTATTTTATCCGATGTTCACTTGTAACGAAAACCCGTCGCATCCGCAAGGAATAGGGATGTATGTAGGGGACTATTATCCTCATAAGGGAGGTATGTACAACTTAGGGAGAAGGGTGAAGGATATAATGTCTTTGCCTAAAGAAGTGATTAGATACATAAAATGGGTAACAACAACATGAATGAAATAGTTTACAACAATTACGATTTGGTTGCTTTCGAGCAGAATGGAGAAGTGGTAGTAGCCGTAACATTCTACAGGTATTACAAGAAGAAAGCTAAGGGCGAGGTTAATTATAGATGGAGAACCAGATGCCCGGAGCTGGTGGATAAGATCGTAAAACACCGTACCAAGGTATTTACCGGTCAACTTATCCAGTTAGCGAAAGCGTATGGGGAGAAAAAGGTTATAAAATATCAAAAGGAGGAGGAAGGAGTATGTCAAAATACGATAGAGACGCTATAGAGATATATATACTGGATCATATAGATACAGATAATTATGGTAAGCAGTTTAAATACGATAGGGAATATATGTCTTTTATGCTTAGTGTGTTCAAGAATGAGTATAAAGAACATATCAAAAGGGATGGAATTAAGAAGGCTTTTGAGGATTACATAATGAGCGTTCCGTCTATATTCAGGATTCATATAGCGGATTGTGATATTAGATATTTATTACGTTCATGGGGAGTGGAGTTTGATGAGGATGATGATGAGATATACATCTTATACAAGAAGATCATAAGAGAGGTCTTTTTTAAGATGTGTGAGGATATGAAAGTTTGTTAATGTTGAACCAAAACCTTGGCGGGGCGGAAGGATATATCATGATCGTACGTGTGCGGATATGATCCGGGGTCGGTTCCCGGCGCCTTGACACAACTTAATTAAATATAGATAATATGGACAATATTTTAAAAAGAGCGGCAGCGGAATTGAAAGAAGCCGGTTGCAGGGTTTTTGCGTGGCAGGATGATACTTATAATAGAGGTTGGAGTAAGGGTGATTATACGATGTTGTATTACGCCTTCCCTGATTCACCCAACATCGGGTATCTGAGTCATGGGGAATATGGGATGAGCGTAGCGTATAGTAGAGCTTATATACCGAGCTGTGGAAGTGGATCGGGGTGTTGTGTCAAGGAGGAAGCTACGTTCGATCTTGCGACGGCGTTAGACGTGCTGAACGGGCCGTTACCTAGGTGGTGTAGGTCTTATGGGGTTTATCCAAAGCAGTACGATAATATTGATAAATGGTATAATAGCGATAATCATAACAAAAAATTATTTAAGGAGATTTGATATGGAGGTAAAAGATTGGGAAAATCTGGTTTTGAATACAGAAGTAGGATCACATTGTTTTGTTACGCTGATTGATGATAAGGATATCAGTAGAGGTTATGCGCAAATCAGACGTGCGGAGCATTTCGGGTATAACATCTGTTTTACAAGGTTATATGGGAATAAGTTTTATTTCGAAAAAATAAAAGAAGGCCGTACACAACAATATATCAATAGGAGGAAATGATATGGTGATAGAGTTTGATTTTGAGATATACAAAAACGGAGATTACGATAAGGTATATCTCCGCAACGGGAAAGAGGCAAGAGTATTATGTGATAATGGGAAGGGCGATCGCCCTATAGTCGTGATGGTTGAGAATGATAACGCAGATGATTATATTATTCTACGTTATAATGAAACTGGCAGGAGGAATATCAATAGTCAATCGAGTCTTGATCTTATGTTATCGATAAAAGAACGGGAACCAGAATTATGGGTTGTTGTTATATCTTACATGGATAACAAGGATAAGAGACAAAAGATGGTCTTGCCTAATTTTTTCTCAAGGAATATAGGAGGAAATATATATCTTCAAGGGAGCTCTAAATCGAATGTATCATATTATGTTGGTAGGTTAGAAGAAGATGGGTGCTTCGATGAGCTGTGCGAGAAGATAAGGGTAAAAAGAGATCGTATTTATAACATGAAAATAATATCACTATCAGATGACAAGGCGACAGTTTAATCAGTTGATAAATGAGCTAGACGGCAAAAGCCCGTTTATCGTATTACATAGGGATGCCGTTGCGCCTAAATACGTGGGCGTGGAGGTGTCGAAGGATGGGATGGTATACAGATATGCGATAATAGGGATAAACGATGAGTATAAGGCTAAAAAAGCCCTTATTTCGAAAATATTAGGCATAGCTAGTTACCTAAATGGCAATAAGCCCTTAAAAAAGGGTTAATTAGATGTATTTATGACCTGCGGCATCATATATGATATAATGCCATAAATGACGTTGTATAGAGGATATGTATGATAATATGATAGATAACGCATTCGTGTCTTGATATCATAATATTATGCCATTATATCCTCTTTTTGTATAAAAAAGATAACAAATGATGCAAACATCTTGAATATGGATGAAATTAAGATAGGAGCTGAAATTGTATTTAATATAACCGGCAACCATAATATAGGATATGCCAAAGGGGAAAAGTATATCGGGACGGTATTAAGCAAGGATCACCGATCACGTCTTTATGTACGGACAATAGGAATGCCTAGGGCTTGTATTGATGAGCGGGATGTAGAGTGGGTTATTGATCCAGATGGGGATTTTGATATGGATGAGGCGATCCCGAATCCTATGGCAAGGGAGTTGTATAAGTTGATGGGTAGGTACGTTTATACGTTCGGTAGGTCTTATGAAAGTATCAATGGCTATATCGTGTACGAGTGTATGATGATGGACAGGGATTTAAGATATAATGTTATGTATGCGTTGCATGATCATGGATTTGAGATACGGCATATTGATAGTTATTCTTGGTGGATGACCAATGAGAGGTTAATGTCCGAGGTAACATATGCGGAGGGGGATATTTATATAGTTGTTCATGAGTGTATGGAGGATTATGTGGATAATGTGAGATTTGGAGAAGAATTTTATAAAAACAAGGAAGTATGATAAGATACTTGCTCTTGACGGTGATGATAATGTTGACACCACCAAAAGGGAACGGTGACCTGCCCCACGCCCCAAGCCCTGCCGTGGTAGAGGCAAGGGTATGGGATAAGCTGGCGGCCGCCCTGTCTTTCGTGGAGTCAAAGGATGACGATCGAGCGTATAACGCCTCATCCGGGGCTTTAGGGAGGTGGCAAATGAAAAGGATATACGTTGATGAGGTTAATAGGATATTACGCCTTAAACGGGAGAAAAGGAGATATAGATACAAAGATCGAACGAACCCTGTCAAGGCTAGGGAAATGTTCGAGATATATCAATCTCATCATAATCCTAAAAAGGATATAGATTGGGCTATAAGATTGCATAGGGGACTACATTCCCCTAAATATATTAAGGAGGTTAAACGTAAATTAAGGGAATAATATGAATCGTGAGGTATTAATAAGTATCATTAATAGAGGTAGAATAAGGTTTATCCCAGTAAGAAGATGTCTCTTATGCGATGAATATGTAGGATATAAATTCGTTAGGATGTGTGATGGAAGTATGATACCGGTATTTTCTAGCGGATGTAGGTGTTGTGGCATAAATAATGGGACGCTATCAGAAAGGACTTGGGATGAGGTGCTTGATCTTGTCAAAACGGTACAAAATAAGCCTATGAATGAGAGAACGGAGGAAGATGAATTTATATTAAATAGTTTAATATAAGGAGGTATTGTATATGAAATGGGTGATAATAAAAGGGGTTAGATATCCTATCTCCGTGGTGTCAGCCTTCGCTGCGTATTACGGGGATAATCCCTTTTTGAAGATAAGGATAAGAAACAAATATCACATAATTTATTTTGATAATATGGATTATCTGAATATTCAGATAAGGTATTTGATTAACAACTATCCTGACTTCGTGCAGATAGGAAATTGGTATATATCCAAGAAGCAGGTGATGTCGTGGGGGCCCAAGGGGCAGGCCGTGGACGGATCGGGCTGGGTTATATCCTTCACCCTGTCCTTTGGTTTGGAGAACAGTACTCAAATTAAGTTCGACAAGGAAGAGGAGTATCAAAGAGCTTTAGATAGTTTAAATGAGAAGTT